GTATGTTCGTAGCAAAATCCTTCGCCAAACCGACGGTGAAATGGAGGAGCAGGACAAACTCATCGAGAAAGAAATTGCTGACGGTACAATCCCAGATCCATCAACTTTGGATCCAATAACGGGTGAGCCATTACCAGCAATGGAAGGTGAGGGTGATCCTGCTGGCGCAATGGCTGATATGGCTGGTGCTGCTGCTGATATCAATGGTGCTGCAGGTGTGGTACCAACTGACCCAGCACCTCCCAAGCTCCCTAAGAGCGGTGAAGGTGAAATCTAATCTTCATAAATAACTTTATATTGGTTTTTTTATTATGGCTTCAAATATTGTAGATGCAATCGCATCAGGCTCTTCACCTTCTGAAGTGACTCAAGAAATCAAAGATATTCTCTTTGCTAAAAGCACTGAGAGGATTGATGACTACAGACAAGTAGCTGCATCCAACCTATTTCAAGGGCAGCAAGAAGCTGAAGAGGAGTGATCCTAATTCAAACTAATCTCATTCTAGAGTAAGCATTTACTAAAATGAAACTAATCACAGAAGAAATTAACAAGGTTGAATTTATTGTTGAGGAAATCAACGGTAAAAAATCTATGTTTATTGAGGGAATTTTCCTTCAGGGCAATCAAAAGAACCGTAATGGTCGTGTCTATAGGACAGAGACTCTTGAGCGTGAAGTTGGTCGCTATAACGAACAGTATGTAAATAGTGGTCGTGCCCTGGGAGAACTAGGTCACCCCGACGGACCTACTGTAAACCTAGACCGCGTATCTCACAAAATTGTTTCTCTTACTAAAGAGGGCAATAACTTCATTGGTAAGGCAAAGCTACTCGAAACCCCTATGGGTAAGATTGCTAAAAGCTTGATCGGTGAAGGCGTAACCTTGGGAGTTTCTTCTCGTGGTATTGGTTCACTAACAGAAACCAAGCAAGGTTATAAGTTGGTAGGTGAAGACTTTATGCTCGCTACTGCTGCTGATATTGTAGCCGATCCTAGTGCCCCTGATGCGTTTGTTCAGGGAATTATGGAAGGAAAAGAGTGGGTTATGGAGGGAGGAATCCTAAAAGAACATGAAGTAGAGGGGGCTAGATCTACTATAAATAAACTAGTTGAGACAAGGCAACTCGAAGAAAAGAAAATTCAACTTTTCCAGAGCTTTTTGTCCAATCTATAAATCTTATAAATAAATGTAGATTTATACTGTTAAATCATTTACTCGTCGGTAGCAACTAATTTTTACAAGACATGGAAAACGTAGTAACGAAAGGTGCTAAGGCTGCTGAACCAATGGAAAAGGTTCCGACCAGCGTAGTTCCCGGACAATCAATCACTGATCTCGGTGGTCCAACCCCCGAGAACTATACTAACGAACCTGACGGTCCTGCCAAGCTAAAGGATGCATCTGCACCCCTTAAGCAGGTTAAGGATGTAGTCAATAAGGGCGCAGCTAGTGCTGATGGCATGAAGGAAATTGTAGGCAAGTCCGCAATCCCTTCTGGCGAAGGCACGACTGATGCTCGTTCCGCTGGTTCAAAAGCTGAAAAGGTACCCGCTTCTGTAGTTCCCGGTCAAACCCGCAAGGAAGAGATCGAAGCTGAAGGTGAAGTTGTAGCTGAAGAGGAGATTTCTTCCGAAGAAATCGCCATGGCTGAACTAGACATCGAAGAAGACGTTACTGCACTTCTAAGTGGTGAAGAACTCTCCGAAGAGTTCCAGAGTAAAGCTCGCATCATCTTTGAAGCCGCTATCCGTAACAAGGTTGCTGTCGCCAAAGAAGAGCTACAAGCTGCATATGAAGAGAAGCTAACTGAAGAGCTAGCTACTGTTCGTACCAGCCTAAGTGAGCGTGTAGACGCTTACCTAGAGTACGTAGCGGACGAGTGGATGGCTGAAAATGCCATTGCCGTCGAACATGGTCTACGCACCGAAATGACTGAAAGCTTCCTAAAAGGAATGCATTCACTCTTCTCAGAGCATTATGTCTCTGTACCTGAAGAGCGTTTCGATGTTGTTGAGTCCATGGTTGAAAGACTTGATGAAATGGAATCAAACCTCAATGAGCAAATTGAGCGTAATGTAGCTCTTAACAGCCGCCTAAGCGAAGCTGTTTCTGAGACCATTCTCGCTGATGTATCCGAAGGTCTCGCTGAGACACAGAAAGATAAGCTCGCAGCCTTGGCTGAAAACGTTGAGTTTGATAGTGAAGTAGGTTATCGCGGAAAGCTAGAGTCCCTAAAGGAGAGCTATTTCTCTTCAGGCAGTTCTGCTAGTTTGAGCGCAAGAAACAGTGTCGAAGACCTAACTGAGGAAGTCGGTACTCAAGATATTAAGCCTGAGTACACATCTCAAATGGCTTCACTCCTAGAGCATCTCGACAGATTTTCTAAGTGAATTTTAGATCATTAGATCAAACTTAATTTTTTTCACCCTTAAAGGTATTAAACAAATGTATAACAATGCTAACGCAGAACAGCTCATGGAGAAGTGGGCTCCTGTTCTAGAGCACGGAGACGGTATCCAGGACGCTCACAAGCGTGCAGTAACCGCACAACTCCTTGAGAACCAAGCTGTAGCCCTTCAAGAAGAGCGCAACTTCCTCTCCGAGACTCCTATCACAACTGGCTCCAACGCAACTCCTGGTGCTGGCGTAGGTAACGCTGGTTTCTCTGGCGATGCTACCGATGCAGGTCCTGTTGCTGGTTTCGATCCAGTACTAGTCAGCCTCATCCGTCGTTCAATGCCTAACCTATTGGCTTACGACATCTGTGGTGTTCAGCCAATGAACGGTCCTACTGGACTTATCTTCGCAATGCGTTCACGCTACGAAGGTCAGAATGGTCCTGAGGCATTCTACGACGAAGCTGATTCCGCTTACTCTGGTCAGCCCCAGAATACAGGCGATCAGCTATATGTTGCTGGTTCTGAAGGCGCTAGCGTTGGTCTAGGTACCACCGCACAGAAAGGTTCTAACCCAAGCGTACTTAACCCACTACCTGGCGATCAGGTTGGTTATAACGCTGGTCAGGGCATGGGCACCGATCAGGCTGAAATCCTTGGAACAACCAATAACGAGTTCCGCGAAATGGGCTTCTCAATCGAGAAGCTAACTGTGACCGCTAAGAGCCGCGCTCTAAAGGCACAGTACAGCATGGAGCTTGCACAAGACCTTAAGGCAATCCACGGTCTAAATGCAGAAGCCGAGCTAGCTAACATTCTCTCTTCAGAGATCTTGGCTGAAATCAACCGCGAAGTCATCCGTACAGTATACAAGACTGCTGTTCCTGGTGCTCAGGCTAACGTTGCTCAGGCTGGTGTATTTGACCTTGACGTTGACTCCAACGGTCGTTGGTCAGTTGAGAAGTTCAAAGGACTTATCTTCCAAATCGAAAGAGACGCTAACGCAATCGCGCAGCAAACTCGTCGTGGGAAGGGCAACATCATCATCTGTTCTGCAGATGTTGCTTCCGCTCTAACAATGGCTGGTGTACTTGATTACACCCCTGCTCTTAACGCCAACCTTAACGTTGACGACACCGGCAACCTATTCGCTGGTACGCTACAAGGCAAGTACAAGGTCTACATCGATCCTTATGCACAGAACGTTTCTAACCAACAGTTCTATGTCATGGGCTACAAAGGTACTTCACCTTATGACGCTGGTCTATTCTACTGCCCTTACGTTCCTCTTCAGATGGTTCGTGCAGTTGGACAGGACACCTTCCAGCCTCGCATCGGCTTCAAGACTCGCTACGGCATGATCGCTAACCCATTCGCTGAAGGCGCAAGCCAAGGCTTAGGTCAGCTACGTACCAACAGCAACGTCTACTACCGTCGTGTTGCAGTCAAGAATCTAATGTAAATCATTCTCCGACGAGAAAACTTTACAGTAATCAAGGGGTCCCGAAAGGGGCTCCTTTTTTATGCTAAATAATACTGTTAAGAACCTTCGTGATGTATTACGTATATAAAGCAACTAACAAGATCAACAGTAAGTTCTACGTGGGTAGGTGTGTTGGACCAGTGAAAGAAAGAGAGATAAAGCACTGGTGGTATGCAAAGCATAAGCAATCAAATACACCATTCCCCAATGCCCTACGTAAGTATGGTAGAGACTCATTTGAGTGGAGCATCGTAGAGGAGTGCTCTGCTGATAATGTAGCGGACAGAGAGATATACTGGATAAGTGAACTAAATCCCCAATACAACGCAACTCTGGGGGGTGATGGTGGACAATTGGGTGTGGCTTGCCCCCAGCACGTAAAGGATGCTATAGCCAAAGCAAATAGCAAGCAAGTCAAGGACAAGCGCACAGGTAAGGTGTATGCTTCCTTGACTGAAGCTAGTGAAGATACTGGGGTTTTGGTGTCTAGTATATCCCGTTCTATGAAAAATAAGGGAGGAAATTGGGCTCCTTTTTTATGAGTATAAATACTACGTATCGTTATTATATCAAATGATTTTTAAGACATTCGCAGCTCTTGCCGCCGTATCAATGCTAGGTGTTGCTGCCCATGCCGAACCCCAAGGACTTGGGAATGAACTAGAAGATGGATTCTATATCTACACTGAAGTGGAATCTGACTGGACCGGCAATGAGTATGATGGTTCATCCATCAATACCCGTGTTGGTTATGAAAGAGAACTATCCGAGAGCACCGAAGTTTATATTGAACTAGGTCCTGCTGTTGGACTAGAGAACGGAGCTGATGCTGATACTCGTCTAGAAGTAGAAGTTGGTGGTGACGTTGAACTTACCGAAAGACTTGATCTATATGGTGAAGTTGAAATGCGTACAGGTCCATTGAATGACTATGGAACGAAGATTGGTTTACAGTACAACTTCTGATTCTATGCCCCAAAGGGGGCTTTTTTTATGCCTCTAAATAGTACACGGTCTATTATATTATTAGAGTGTCTGACATCTATTACAAGCAAATAACCAATAGGAACTATATGAGTCCTCTTGGCTTTGACTTTACTATTGCTAGGTTTCCAAAGGTATCTTTCTTTGCTAATACTGCATCACTACCACAAATATCTTTGGGTGGTGCAGAACAATCCAATTACCTGAAGCAGCTTATGCATCCAGGAGATCGTATTGAATATGGTGAGCTACCTGTTCAGTTTTTAGTTGATGAAGATATGATCAACTATACTCTGATTCATAACTGGATGGTTGGTTTGGGATTTCCAGAGTCTTGCCAACAGTTTTTAGAACAAACAACAGATGATAGTGGTGACAGAGATCTTGAATTACAGTATAGTGATGCTTCATTAAGAATCTTAAACAGTAATTACAACACAATATCTCAACTAAAATTTTGGAGTATTTTTCCAACATCACTATCATCTCTAGACTTTACAACTTCTGATACGGATGTTAATTACTTTACTGCTAATGTAACGTTCTCATTCCTGTATATGCAAATTTTAGATAAGGACGGTAAAGCCTTATCACCTGATTATGTTAACTCGTGACCTTTAATTGATGAATTTAGAAAAAATCCAGGAAATGTGGGAAGCTGATTCCAAGATTGATATGGACAATCTCCACGATGAATCTATCAAAATCCCACAGCTACATCAAAAGTATTACACATTATATACTACAATTAAACTTTTGCGGACCAAAGCTTCAGACACTTTAGCTAAAACAAAACTTGATAGGTACAACTATTACAGTGGTAAAGCGCCAGCAGAAGTATATGTTGAGGAACCTTTCCCATATAAAGTGAGGGATAAAGAGTCTATGTCTCTACACCTCAATGCAGATACAAAACTATCTAACATAAAACTTAAAGTTGAATACTATGATGTAATGATTGCCTTTCTGGAAGACATCTTAAAGATGATTCACAATAGGGGTTATCAAGTCAAAAATAGTATTGACTTTCTCAAATTTCAATCGGGTATGGGGTTCTAATGGATAATATACCCGACTACACAGTAGATCTTACGATTGAAGATGTTAAGTTACTACACGAATGTGTAGAGTATAGGTTAAGGTACTGGGAGGGGTCACCCGCAAGACCACCTGAAGAGCAGGAGCATCTTTGGTATGTAAGAAGTGCTCTATATGCAATGATATTAGACCATACATTTCACAATATATAACCCCATAAACATTGGCTAAATAACTTTAGCTGATGTTTTTTTAATGTCCTCCGATTTGATTATCAGCAAGAAGAATGAGGTATTTCTTCAAATTGATTGTGAACCACATATTCAATATGAATTGCGTGATGCATTCTCATTTGAGGTTCCTGGTGCTAAGTTCCATCCATCATTCCGTAAGAGACATTGGGATGGAACAATTAATTTATTTTCTCCCCAAACTAAACAGATCTATGTTGGATTGCTAGATCGTGTTATCGCGTTTTGTGATCAGTATGGTTACACATATGAATTCAGGGACAATAAGTTTTACGGATTACCTTATGAGGAAAATGAAGAGATCTCTCCTATTGGTGTTACTGATTGGGTTAAATCCATTACTTCATATAAGCCCAGAGATTATCAGCTCCACGGGATCTATACCGCTCTCAAATCAAATAGGAAACTTATCGTTTCTCCAACTGCGTCTGGTAAGTCACTAATGATCTATGCCCTAGTGGCATACTATGCTCAACTCAATGAGAACATTCTTATTGTAGTTCCTACTACATCTCTTGTGGAGCAGATGTATAAGGACTTTGAGGATTATGGATTTGATGTTGGTTCTTACTGCCATAAAATCTATGGGGGTAAAGAACTCAAAACTGATAAGCAAGTAACTATTACTACTTGGCAGTCTGTATACAAATTACCTAAACCATTCTTTCAAAAGTTTAATGTAGTCATTGGGGATGAAGCTCACAACTTTAAGTCTAAGAGTTTAGTTGCCATTATGTCTAAACTATGTGATGCAAAGTATCGCTTTGGGTTCACTGGTACTCTTGATGGAACTCAAACTAATAAGCTTGTCCTAGAAGGATTGTTTGGTCCAGCATATAACACCATTAGAACAAAGGAGCTAATGGAAGCTGGTCATGTGGCTAAACTTGATATCAAAGTTCTATTATTGAAACACGATGAGAAGAAGTTTGATAAGTATGAGGATGAGATTCAATATCTCATTGGTCACGAGAGGAGAAACAAATTCATTAGTAATCTAGCACTAGGTCTGAAAGGTAATACTTTGGTTCTATTCACTAGGGTGGAGAATCACGGTAAGCTACTAAATGATCTTATAAATAGTAAGAAGGGCGAAGGACGCCAAGTATTCTTCGTACACGGTGGAGTTGATGTAGAGGAAAGAGAACAAGTACGAGCAATCACAGAAAAAGAAAACAATGCGATTATCATCGCATCCTACGGTGTATTCAGTACTGGCATCAATATTAAGAATCTACACAATGTAATATTTGCTTCTCCATCTAAGTCACGTATTAGAAACCTACAGAGCATTGGTCGTGTTCTTAGGAAAGGTGCTAACAAAGAAAAGGCTATGCTATATGATATAGCAGATGATGCCACTAAGAATGGTCGTAAGAATTATACTCTTAACCATTTGATAGAAAGAATAAAAACTTATAATGAAGAAAAATTTAACTATGACATAATTAATGTTAATTTACGGTAAATACTATGAACGATGGGAAAATAGCTTCTATTAAGCTTGTATCAGGCGAAGAGATTATTTGTATGTTATTGGGTATTGAAAATGATGGTAGTTATACTGTTCTATCTTTTACCAATCCATTAAGAATTCAATTGCGGGATAGAAGAAGAAACAAAAGGTACTCACTAGAACCTTGGTTATGTCTTAAGAATGATTCGATTCATTGTATCGATGTTACTAAAATTATTACTGTAAATGAAATTGTAGATGAGGATGTTCTTAGTGACTATAACTCATACTATAAAAAGAAAATTAACTTAATGCCTAAACCAAAAAGGTCTATAAGGACTACTAATAAAATTGGTTATGTTGGTAATACAAATGACTTTAAAGATGTACTAGAGAAGCTTTATAATGATACTGATTCATATGAGAAGCCAACTGACGTATAAGTGTCTCTATGTATCTCTAAGTACTTAGAGTGTCTTATCAACCTCAACAAGGCTATTCTACACAGATTAGAGACTCTTGTCAAGCCTTTACCATTTATTGTGAATCTGTGCTATAATATGATCATACAAGCAGTAGAAGTGCTATGGCTAAGGCTAAGACCGAACATTACGTTAACAATAGAGACTTTCTTGATGCTCTTATCGAGTACCGAGAGAAGGTAGCTGAAGCTGCTGCTAATGATCGACCTAAGCCTAGGATTACCAACTATATTGGATCCTGTTTCCTTAAGATTGCTACCCACCTTAGCTATAAGTCCAACTTCGTAAACTATATGTACCGTGAGGATATGATCTCCGACGGTATTGAGAACTGTGTACAATACATTCATAACTTTGACCCCGCTAAGTCAAAGAATCCATTCGCATACTTCACGCAGATTAGTTACTTTGCGTTCCTACGCCGTATTCAGAGAGAGAAGAGACAGCTTGATATCAAAACCAAGATCGTAGAGAAGAGTGGATTTGAAGCCCTAATGACTTCTGATGCTAATCTAACCAACGAATATCGCAACGATTACAACGCAATCAAAGAAAACATCATTACCAAGCTAAACTCATGAGTCTAGTTGCTATTATTACGGATACACATTACGGTGCGAGGAAAGGTGCTGACTATCTACACGCCCATTTTGAGAAGTTCTACTCCGAAGTATTCTTCCCAACTCTCAAAGCTCGTGGTGTAAAAACAGTTCTCCACTTGGGTGATGCTTTTGATAGTAGGAAGTCTATTGAATATAATTCCCTACAATGGACCAAGCGTGTAGTCTTTGAACCAATGAAGGACTATGACGTTCATATGGTTGTAGGAAACCACGACTGTTATTTCAAATCAACGAATAGGACTAACTCACCTGATCTTCTTCTACAAGATTATAGTAACGTTAAAACCTATTCAGATCCCACTGAAATTACAGTAGATGGTGAAAAAATCCTAATGTTGCCTTGGATATGTGACGAGAATGTTACTAGAACCAAGGAAATGATTACTAATAGTGACGCAAAGTACGCTATGGGTCATCTAGAACTCAGTGGTTTTGAGGCATATCGTGGTCATAAGTTTGAAGATGATAAGGGATTAGTACGCCCCTCCGAGTTTAGTAAGTTTGAAAAAGTACTATCAGGTCACTTCCATACAAGATCAGACGACGGTAAGATCTTCTATATGGGTAATCCCTATGAGATGTATTGGAACGACGTGAATGATCCCCGTGGGTTTGTTCTATTTGATACCGAGACAGGTGAGATTGAGTATGTAAACAATCCAAACACACTATTCTCAATCGTATATTATGAAGATACTAAGCATCAACTATTCAATGCTACTGAGTATCGGAATAAGATCGTTAAGGTTGTTGTTCGTAAGAAAACCAAGCAGAAAGACTTTGATAGGTTCCTAGATAAGCTATTCAATGTTGGTCTTATTGATATGAAGGTCGTTGAGAACTTTAATATCCAAGAAACAGAAGACTTTGATGCTAGTGATGCGGAAGAGAATACACTCTCAATCCTAAATCGCTATGTTGATGACGCCAACTTTGAAGATAGTACCCTGGATAAGAATACAATCAAGGCACTATTATCAACAATCTACCAAGAAGCCTGTGAGGTATAATGGAACCAGATGACTTCTGCTACTTATTAACTAGTAAAGATGAGGATGGGACAAACATATATTCACTACGAGACGGAGACAAGGAACCAGAAGTTCTAATCTTTCGGAAACGTGACGATGCCGAAAGGTATGCTATAATGTTAGAGCAAGACGATGCCTATATTGTGGGTGAGTCACTTGATATGGTTGTTGCCGAAGTCAAGTTAGGTGCTGCTATTGATATTTTAAATGAAAAAAACCGGGATTACATTCTCGTAAAAGAAGAAGACTTATTTATTCCACCACCCACTGACTGATATGCTGATTTTCCAAAAACTTCGTTATAAGAACTTCTTATCTTCTGGTGATACCTTTACCGAGATAGACTTTCTCGCAAACAGCACAAATCTAATTATTGGAAGTAATGGTGCGGGTAAATCCACCATCCTAGACGCTCTAACCTTCGTCCTATTCAACCGCCCGTTCAGAAAAATTAACAAACCCCAACTAGTTAATAGTGTAAATGAGAAGAACTGTGTTGTAGAGATTGAGTTCAGTAATAATAATCACCAGTACTTGGTTAGGCGTGGGATCAAACCTAACGTTTTTGATATTGAGGTTGATGGTAAGCTCCTTGATAAGAGAGGTGATGATAGAGACAATCAAGTCACGCTAGAAGAAAACATTCTCAAAGTAAATTATAAGTCCTTTACCCAAATTGTTATCCTTGGTAGTTCTACTTTTGTTCCTTTTATGCAGCTATCTGCTGCTCACCGTCGTGAGGTTATTGAAGATCTTCTAGACATTCGAGTATTCAGCTCAATGTCTTCTATTGTTAAGGATCGCACAAGAACTATCCGCGATGAGTTGAAGATTCTTGACCTTAAGAGAACATCTCTCAAGGAGAAGGGTGAGATGCAAGCCAAGTTTATTGATGATATCACCAAGCGTGGTCAAGTAAATATTGAGAAGAAGCGCGAGTCCATCAAACAGCATATGCTAGAACAGCAGCAGCTTCAGGATAGTTGTGTTGATGTCTTGGCTCAGATTGAAACCTTAAATGCAGAACTAGAAGACTTGAAGGGTGCTGGTGATAAGCTACGCAAACTTGGTGGTATGAAGGGTAAGATTCAGCAGAAGATTACTACCTTATCCAAGAACCATAAGTTCTTTAATGATAATACCAGCTGCCCTACTTGCACTCAAGACATTGATGAGACTCTTAGGCAAACCAAACTAGCTGAGTTGGGTACAGAAGCTAAAACTCTTAAGACTGGCTACCAGGACCTTGAGAAAGCCATTGAAGATGAAGAGGCACGTGAGGCTAACTTCACTGAAGTGTCTGGTAATGTTTTAGAACTAAACCGTAAGCTAACATCAAACAATACAAATATTGCTAATATCAATAAGAATATTGGTAACCTGGAAACTGAAGTTGAATCTATCCGTGAGTCGATTGAAAACCAGGATGAAGCCAAAGAGCAGTTGTCTAGTATTGCATCTAAACTATCTGATGTTACTAACAAGAGAACTGAATTCAACTCCGAGATGGAAAGCTATAAGTTCCTCAATGAACTATTACGGGATGGTGGTGTTAAGACTAACATTATCAAACGTTACATCCCCCTCATTAACAAGCACGTTAATAAGTATCTCCAAATGATGGAGTTCTACATTAACTTCAATCTAGATGAGGAGTTCAATGAGACTGTTGTATCACCTATCCACGAACGCTTCTCATACTCATCATTCTCCGAAGGTGAGAAGATGCGTATTGACCTAGCATTACTATTCACTTGGCGTGAGGTTGCTAGGGTCCGTAACTCGGTCAACACAAACCTCCTAGTTATGGATGAGGTATTTGATAGTTCACTTGATGGTTTCGGTACAGAAGAGTTCCTTAAGATTATCCGATACGTTGTTAAAGATGCTAATATCTTTATCATCAGCCATAAGACAGAGCTACACGAACGCTTTGATTCTGTTCTCAAGTTCGAGAAAGAGCGAGGATTCTCCAAGCTAGTCCAAAAGTAATAGTGTCCACTGCCCCGTCAAGGGGCTTTTTAATGCTCTATAATAATTTCATTGAAACGGATACGCTATGTCAGTCAACCTAGAAGTCAAAGGCACACTTGCCCGTCTGCTCGCAACAGAAGACCTTCTGGTTGAGCACAAGAATGTAAGCACCGCTAGCTTCAATGTCCATAGTCGCGTCCTCACGCTCCCACGTTGGGAGAAAGCATCTAATAATGTATTCAACCTCCTTATCTCCCACGAAGTAGCCCACGCTCTCTTCACCCCAGATGAAGACTGGAGAAAGAAAACTAAAATCCCACAGGGCTTCATTAACGTAACCGAGGATGTGCGTATCGAAGTGTTGATGAAGAAAAAGTATGGAGGTCTTCCTAAAACTTTCTTCCGTGGTTACCAAGAACTCCACGATCAAGACTTCTTCGGTATTGCTGATGAAGATGTATCTGCTATGAATATCGCGGATCGTGTAAACCTACACTTCAAGATCGGCAACTTCCTAAAAGTTCCCTTCACAGCTGCCGAAATGGTTGTTGTGGATCAATGTGCTGCCGCTGTAACCTTCGACGATGCTATCGCAGCAGCAGAGGCACTCTATGCCCTCCACGAGCAGCAGAAAGAAGAGCAGCAGCAGTCTGCTAATGAAGAAGTTAGTTCCTCTTCAGAGAGCACTGAAGAACCACAGGGAACTGATGGTGGAGAAAGCGAAGAGTCAGAAGAAGCACCATCCGATAGCGAAGGTGAATCAAGTGAGGGTGGTGCTCCACAAGAAGAGGATGGTGACGGTGAGGAAACCGAACGTAAAGAAACTGAAGAGGACCAAGGTGGTGGTGATACTGCAGGTAATCTATCCGATGATGTGAGTACGATGGATAACTTCAATGAGAACCTAGAAGACCTAGCTACAAAGAATACTTATAATGAGCCCCTATATCTAACTTATCCAGCATTCCCTGCCGATAAGTATATTGCATCTAACAAAGAGGTTCACGAATATATTAGTACTTCATTCACAATGCAGCGTCAATTTTTCTACGAAAATAACCCAGAACATGCTGAGTACTTTATCCATAATCTATTTGGTGTATATGATAAGAAGTATGCTGAATTCAAGCGTAATATTCAAAGTGAAGTTAACTATATGGTGAAGGAGTTTGAGTGTAAGAAGTCTGCTGCTGCTTACTCACGTGCCTCAACATCCAGAACCGGTGTATTGGATTGCACGAAGCTTCACACATATAAGTATAACGAAGATTTATTCAAGAAAGTAACAACTCTCCCACAAGGTAAGAACCACGGTCTCGTATTTGTTTTAGACTGGTCTGGTTCTATGTGTCATATCCTGGAAGATACTATCAAGCAACTACTCTCTATTGTTATGTTCTGCGATAAAGTGAATATTCCCTTTGATGTCTATGCATTCACCAACGAGTGGAACCGAGATAACGCAAGCTTCCAAGCAAACTCTGATACTCCAAATGAGTTTATGGTTGGTGATGAGTTTAGTATGATGAATATTCTTACTAGCACAGTCAACCGTAAAGAACTACAACGCCAAATGGAAACAATCTTTATGATTGCTTCATCCTATAATACTAGGGGTGGTGATATTGTTCCTAGCAGAGTGGGTCTTTCTGGTACTCCATTGAATGAGGCACTGATCGCACTACGTAAAATCCTTCCACAGTTCAAAAAGAACAATAATGTTGAGAAGGCACACGTAATGGTTCTCACTGATGGTGAAGCTGGCTGGACTAGGTATACCACTGAAATCCAATCATACGATGGTCAAAGTAAAATCAGCGTGGGACGATTGGGTCATCAGAATGGATATCTTCGCAACCGAGTAACAGGAGCTGTTCGCAGTATTGATAAGAGTAGATTGGGTGGTGTGACCACAACAATCCTGGAAGATCTGCGCGAAGAGTTCCCCGAAAGCACCTTCACTGGATTCCGTATCCTAGAGAAGCGTGGTGGTTGGTTCGTTCGTCAAGCAGTTCAGTATGATGAGACTCAACTTTCCAAGTGGAAGAAAGAAAAGACTATCGCTCTCACCAATGCTGGATATGATAAGTATTTTATTGTTGCTTCTGATAGCGTCCAAGAATCCACTGAATTTGATGTAGATGAGGGAGCCACCAAAGCTAAAATCAAATCAGCATTTACTAAATCACTAAAAAGCAAAAAGAATAACAAGAAAGTATTGTGTGATTTCATCTCTCTCATTGCTTGATGTGTTAAAATAAATCATATATTATAACATTTATCGCTTGATGTGTTATAATATATGTGATTAAATAGGCATATGAAGAAAGTAGCAATCTTTGGTTCATCTAGAACTGACCCAGACAGTAAGCTCTATTCTGCCGTAGAGCGGCTAGGAAAGCGTTGTGCTCAAACTGGTTGGACTGTAGTCACTGGCGGCGGACCAGGCACTATGGAAGC